AACCATCAAAGAAATTAACATTAGCCGCTAAATTGTTAATTGAATTAAGAATTACAGGTGCTTGAGGATCATTTTGAAAACTTATATAAAGTATATTAAACTGATCTTCTGCGTTGTACATAGATGCACAACTCTGTACTCCTAACTGATTTATTGATCTGCCGTTATCTGTTACATCGTCAACATAAAGACCATAAGCAATGTTATCGTCTTCTGAAGGGAAAGTAGCAGACACTTCAACGATTGGTGTCTGTATTTTCGCAACTTCTCTTAAGTATGTTACTACTTTTGTTTTGTCAACTAAAGGTAAATTAGATAATGACACTTAGAACCATCTCCTATTATTGTTAAAAAAGTCTGGATCTGCGACCCAATTTTCTTCTAACTTAGTAGTTGGTCCATCAGGGGCATCCTGATTTAAATCATAAAAATTCATTAACTGTAGGGCTTTCTCTTGTTCTTTCTCGTATCTTTCTAAAGCATGACCAAAGTTAGCGGCGTCAACAGAGTTAACGTTACTAGTATCAGAAACAATACTTTCATAGAAGATTTTAGTCGCCATAAAAGTATCGAGTCTGATTAATGTTTGATCATTCTTAATTAAAAGATTTGGATTGAATGCTGAGATCATTTGACCGTTAGGTAAATTAGAGTATAGTGAAGCACCTGTCACAGTATCGCAGTATTGCGGCCACCAGCCGAACTCTAGCCAATACAATATTTCTTGTGATCCTACATTAAAGTAAGTGTCCCAATCAACTTGCATTTGAGAGGCTCTGCGTTCAGCAGAAGGGTCGTAGAAGATTATATCTGCTACTGTTGCATCTGAGATTCTTTGAAAAGGTACTGACATTATATTATTCCTATACTAATAAATTAATTAACCTTGAGCAATACTAATTGCACCACCACGTCTTACGTCGGCAATACCTGCACCCATATAAGCAAGACCTGTTAACCACATTTGTAGTCCACCTGGTTTCTCGCCCATTTTCACTTGTAATCCTTCTTTGATTACTGTGAAGATACAAGTTTCATGGAAGTAAGCACCAACTTTAACGTTTACAGCAATGTTGTTAACGTTACGTTGCGCCGCACCTGTTTGTGTAAGCAAGAAGTTACTAAAGATAACTCTACAACCATATAGGTTAGTTAGTGTACCTGTAGCAAGTAATTCTTCACCTAGTGAAGTAATTGCTGATCCACCTGAGTTAGCAACAGTAGTTACTGCTCCACCTGATAGTTCTGATAATGCTCTAAGCATTGAAGAACCAACAACTCCGTCGTCACCATCTGAGTCCATGACTATGATTGGTGTTCCTGGAAGTTTAGCAACAACATAGTTTTGCTTGATTTTTTGTACTATCCCTAAAACAGTGTTATCTGCGAAAGCACTTGGGTTAGTAATTGCAACACCTTGAGGTCCAAGTTCCATAGAACCTAATGATGTAATTACTGGGAAGCCATCAGCTCCTGTAGTAGTTACGTTACCTGTGTTAGCAGCCGCTGCCTGAGCAGTGTCACCAAACGTTAAGAAAGAAGCCGCGACTCTTTGGTCTACTTTTTCTCCGTATGATCCACCTAACTCTTCACCGATTGTTGCCGCTAATTCAAATGATGTAGTCCATGAATAGAACACGTCAAATGCAGTAGCCGCTACTGCTGGAGTTGCTGTGATTGAACCCTGCGTTAATGCTGGATTTTGCTCGACTGCCGCTGGTGCAACACCGAAACCGAATCCACCTGCTCCAGTACCTGGGGTATTGGATGGGTCATAGTCCTGATATGTGATAGCCGCAAAGTTTGGTACTAAGTATGTATCACCCTGATTTGGAGTAACAACTCTTGTATAATCTACAAGACCTTGTGACTCATGCATTGCTTCCAATGCAAAGTTTGCTATTGCGGTAGTGAAACCAAATGCTTCACCGTTTGCTCCGCCTAATACGTATGCCATGATTAATCTCCTTTAAAAATATTATATTGGCTTAAACAAATTAGTTCCTTTTAGGACTAGAATCAGAGATTGCTACATTCAGACCTTTTAGACCTACTCCACGTCCTAGACCATTGCGTGTTTTCCATTGCTTAAAAGCGGCTGGATCTTTGCTATAGTCAGGAATGGCATCTAAATCACTTCCTGCAAACTTACTCTGTCCTGGTCTTAATCCAGAACCAGATTGAGTTGATGATGTTTGCTTGAGTAACTTTGGGTTACCTGTTGCAACTTCATTAACTAAATCTTTTAACGTAAGTGGTTCGCCGTCTTGTCCGTATCGTTCTTGACCTTTCTGATTTACAATACTATAAGTGTTGTCTTCATTCCATTGAATATTAGACTTAACTTTTTGCATCGCATATTCTGAAAGTTCAGAATCAAAACGATCACCCATTGATTGCATAATATCTGTTTCTAATTCTTTGCCTCTAAGTGCTGATTCTTTTTGATTCAACTCTGTGCGTAGTTTTTGAAACTGATCTTGCAAGTCATTATTAGAAACAGAACGATTCTGTTGCTCGGGTTGACGTTGCTCCACTGGCTGTACGTTGCCACCGACTTGAGATTGTGCAGTTTTACTTTGTGTTATAAATTGCACTGCATCTTCGACTGAACCTAAGTTCTGTCCTGATGCTTTACTCAATGCATTTAAAATACCTTGAGTTTGCGATTTACGTATAGCACTAGGGTTAACTGTACTTGTACTCTCATTTGAAGATTGTGAAGGTTCAACACTATTGTTGTCACTCACTACTACTTCTTCTTGTAGGGCTTGTTCGTTGCCACCGATATTTTCATCAATCATTAAATTCTCCTATTTTACGTAATAAACGATTCGATTGTTATTCTATTTAACGTCCTGTATTTTGTCCGTTAAGTTGTACAGCAATTGCCTGCTGTGTTGCGTATGATGGTCCAGTGTTTTCTATTGCTACTGGTCTCCCAGGGCCACTAGTATCATACTCATCTAATTCGTAACTACCATCACTTTCTCCCTCATAATCATCATTATATTCAGGAATCTGTGATTGTAAATCACGGCTTAAAACTCTTTCATTGTCAGCAGTCATTAGATCACGCATAGCAGGATCTTCGACTGTTTCAATAAATGCTTGTTCATATTGAGCAATAGATTCATCAGGTGCTAAAATAGCAATGATGTCTTTTGTAATTAAATCAGTAACCATTGAGTTATCTGGTACTAATGCTTTTGCTTCTTTATAAACAGCAATTCTATAATTTGTGTCATGTGCATCATAGTCAGTTGCATAGATAACTTCTCCAGCCCAACGCATGTTCATAAAACGTGCGGCGTATGTAAAGATTTGTTCTTCTGCAACTTCCATAAGTCTTGCTTTTGCTTTAGCAACTCTATGTAATTGTTTGCGTTCTTCAATGATTGCAATACCTGATTGCACATTATGACGTGACATTCTTAATCCACCTAAGCCTGTCAAGTTTTCTATTTGATCTAAAACTTCTTTTTGTTTTTCCATTGTCTTAGTTACATCGCCAGTATCTACAGGGATAGTCTCTAACTGACCCTGCATTGCTCTAACAATTGATCCTGCTTGTGCAGGAACACTAACACCTTTGTCTGCTCTGATTAAAGTCTTAGCAAACTGTATAGATGTATAAGCATCACATTCTAGTTTGTAATACTCACGCATTGCATCTGATGCACTATCGATATCTGAGATACCGTAGTCAATTGATCTAGGATCTTGTTTAGCATATGCCATAAAGCCTGGGATACCCATACCTGCTGGATACGTTCCTTCGTCTATGATTTCTGCTTCTTCATCTTCTTGTGCTGTTTTTTTAACTTTGTAACTGATCCAATAAGAAGGATAGTCTTCTGTGCCTAAGTGATAACACTTTAAGTAGTAACACTCATCGTCTTCGTTCTCTAATACTTTAACATATTTAAGACAAGGTCTTCCCCCATAGATGTCATATTCCCAGTCCCATACTGATATAGGATTAAGAGCAACAACATATGGTCTGCCTAAGTTGCCTTCACTTTCTTTAGGCATGTCAACAAAGACCCAGCATTGTCCGTAGATAGAAGTCAAGTCACCTACATTTTCCATAAATGCATTCATTGATCTGTTTTGTAAATCTGCATCTAACAACATAAGTTGAGACCATTCTATATTGTCTGGATTGATTGCTACACCTGCAGGTGTTGCAAATTTAAGATCACGTTTTATGCCTGGCTCAAATACTACGTCATTAATCGTATCAACGATGTAACGACAAATAGGTTGTGCAACTGTGTTTTCGATTAAGTCTAAGTATAGATTTGAATCTTCTGATGGACGCTTTTTACGTACATGTCTTTTAAATTGTAGTCCACCTAAATAAGCAACTTGATAACTCAACATCTGAGGTAACATAGCGGCATATAGAGGACTTTGTCTGAGAAGGTCTTGTGACTTCATATATGATTCCTACGAATATATTATTTATAGTAATAACTAAGTATTTATATTTTATTGTGTCTTTTTATATTTACAGTTATCGTTGTGCCATCGTTTGATTAGACTAGGTATTGTGACCATGTCACAATGATCGCACTTTACTCTACTTTTACTACCGTAATGATTGTGTCTATTCTTGTCAATCATGTCGTGTATATTTTCTTTGTGCGTGCCTAACCACAGATGTTCTGGGTTGCAACATCTTCTATTGTCGCATGTATGCAATACACACATATTGTTTGGTATCTCTCCTTTGTGTACTTCATAAGATACTCTATGTGTTGTTCTCATACCATTGTAATCAGTATCTCTAATCATACCGTAACCGATATTATTTACTGCACCTTGATATTCCCAACAATCTGTAACTTCGTTATGTTTACACTTACTGTATAAACGTTCTTCTATTGGTGTTCTTTCGTATCCTGTTCTAGCCATTTTTATTCCTCTCGTTTTTTTAGTTCTAGTTCACGTAACTTTTCAATTTTGTCAATCATCGTGTCTAGTTTTTTTGTTAATTTATTCGTGCCCTTCATTCGTGTATATTCATATACAAGAGCAGTCAATTGTTTTTTATAGTGTGAGTATGTGTGAGTATGTTTGTGAATTTGATTAGGTAATGACAAATCAAAAAGAATTTTACTATAACGTGTCATCTTTTGTTCTAAGTCTGGAAGACTGTCTAAGTCGTTATACTGCGTGTCAAATTCACTCATATTGTATTTATACTTAAACTTTTTTTATGTAATTAAAGTATAGACTACCAGATAACATGATCTATATCTTCGTCACGTTTACCCATGATTTCTTCCCATGTAGGTCCACCTGGGTATAAAGGACTATAAGGCTCATGTTCTGCTCCCGGTCTCATACGTCTATGCATACGAGGATCATTACCTACGTAATCTGCACCTGCCCAACTGTCATGTTGTATAGGAAACAAATGATGTATACCATATCTAAGAGAATCGCCTAAGCCATCTATATGTGCATATTTGCTATCTGTATACTTTGTTAATTTTTTACGTGTACCATCTGTAAAATGATATGACTGTAATGATTCTATAAGTTGTACATCATATGGACTTACAACTAAACCACCTCTGTTTATAAAAGCATTACTAGAGTTATCTGTATCTGAGATCAAAGGGTTGCTACGTTTACTGTTAATAATAGTAAAGCCATACTTCTCAAGTATAACTCTGTCAGTTACACCAAACGTAGATGTTGTATCTCTGTTTGTTTGTGCACCTGACATATCGATTACAGAATAGATTCTACGTCTAGGGTAATCTTCTCTAATCTGTTGTGCTAATTGTTCTGTACCACAATCTTTGATAGCATAAGATTTAAGTATCTCCATAGTACCACTGTTACTATTAGGTTGTGTTACTTGTGCAACTACAGCACACATAACACGTTTGTTAAAGTCATGGAACGTATAGATATCTCCTAATCTATCGAACACATCTCTACTGTGCTTTGCTCTGTTAAATGTATAAAAGAACTGATCAGTAACTGACTCCCAACTACACATATAATCTTGTTCAAATTTAAGAGGACTAATAATTCGTTTTTGTTCTTCGATAAAATCTAAGTTACCTGAACGCATTTGTTTATAATTAAAATGTCTGACAATGTATTTGTCTGGGTTGTTTTCTGCTAAGTTAAACAAATCAAAGAGGGGACCATTACCGTTGGGTGTAGATATAACAATCAATCTACCTTGTGTGTCTGGGCTACCTACTCTAGGTCTAAGTCTGTTTGTTATCTCTTGTAAAGTTTCTTGTGAGTAAAGTGATGCTTCATCTGCTACCCACATACCTACGTTTAGACCTCTTAGATTTTCTTTCATCTCAGCAGACTTACATCTTATAAAAACACCATTTGGGAACTTGATTGTGAGTTCTGAGTTGTTAATGTCTTTACCATCACGGAGTCCAAAGTTATCCATGCAACTTTGTTTTAACGGTTCCCAAATAAGTGATTTGATCATAGACCCTGTAGGGGCACTATAAATTATATCTTTACCTTTATGATATCTTTCATCTGTTGCAAATAAAGGCAATGCAACAGCCGCTAGAAATGTTTTACCACTACCTACGGGTACAATGTCTATGCAATGTTTGTCTGTCTCAAGCCAGTCTTGCATAATAGTTGCTTGTTCACCAAACAACTCATATTCAATATTTTTAGGTTTCATTGATTGCTTTAGAATCAATTACTTGTAGTTTAGGTTGATCTGCAAAATCAGGTAACTCACGTTGCGTAAACTTAAAGTTGTTTACTAGTGATTGACCCATACTATGAACATCTAGTTCATGTTTGTCTGCAACTACTTTTGATAATATCATTTTTTCGTATGCTATACGTGCTGTAAAATCACCTGCGATTATACTAGCATGATATCCTTCTGCTAATAACTGTTCAAAGGGTTTGCCTAACTGTGTACTAATTTGTAATAAAATCTTTTCTCCAGTGATCTTATTAACACTGCCTTTGGGTCTGCCAGAACCTGGCTGTCTTCCCCCTTTAACTGGTTTCTTTTTTGCTGTCATCATTTGTCTCCATCATTAACAATTTAACTTTACGATCAAAAATTTGTTCTACTAATAACGGTAGTTTCTTTTTCTTTGACTTTGCTAAAAGTTGTTGTTCTATAGTTTTAACTTCTATTGGGTCTTCTATACGTGCTAACGCCATTACAAAATGTTTGTAACAAGGTTCGCAACATAAATGTCCTACAAGTGTTTTCCATGTAGTACCCATCTTTTTTTCTATTGGTGTGATTTCGATTTCTGTCATAATCTACCCTCATAGTTTCTAAGTAATTCACCACAGAGTGATGAGTTAATTAATTTGTTTTTTATTCTGTTTATTGTGTGTTTGTTCTTTTGTAAATCATATCCTTCAAACTCTTGTTCATTAAGATAATTGTAATACACAATTAATTGATTAGATGCTAAGTCTGATAAGTCAACTTGATCAATCATTCTTTACACTTTTAGCCCATGCTAATGCTCTAGGGCCTCCCCATAGATATGTTGCTAAGATTTGTTTACTATCTTCTATTGTTCTACCCTTTGCTCTTGCTTCTTTGTAAACTTTGTCAGTACGACTCAAATAACTAATCATTCTGTTAATCGTTTGTCTACTCACATTAGCACCTCTTGCTAAGTCTCTTGCTCTAGCAAGACCAACACTTGTCCCAGCACGATTGCTGGGTGCAAGAGTTTCTCTTACATCTAAAGCACGTTGAGCGGCTTTACTAACATAGTCTGGTGGTACGGGCATGTTATCTCCCCTTTGGTTTAGGTCTAGGCTTTGGCTTAGGCTTTGGTCTGTATGTTGCCATATCATTCTCCTCTTTTAGTGAATCGTAATCTATGCCTCCAAAGATACGATCCCAGTTGCTTCTATATAATTCATCGTTGGGCGATCTAGGCTTATCGCCCTTTCCCCCATGCCATTGATCAGACATACACTTTTTCGTAGTCTGATTCTAAATCTTCAGGGTCTAAGCCATCAAATAATTCTTTTGTTTTCTTACACTTATATTTAA